CGCCGTGCGCAGGCTTGTGAAGGCGTTGCGCAGCGCGTCGACCGTCTTGACCCCGTTGGCCAGGTCGTTGAAGAACGACCCGGTCACCGATCCGAGTTCCGAGCGCATGGAGTCAAGCATCTGCTGCGCTTTGTTGACGGCCTCCAGCCGCGTCGCCGCGACGCCGGCCTGATCAGCCAATGCCGTGATCTGAGCCCGGCGCGCGTCGGTCAGGGCGATGCCAGCCTTCAACGCCTCATTGGTCAGTTGCTGCGCGACCTTGACCCGCTCTTGTTCACCGGCAGACAGGCCGACAAGATTGACTTCCTGCTGCAGGTCTCGAATGCGATCGCGGGTGCTGACGATGGCGTTGCCGAAAGCAATTTCCGCTTTCAGGCGGCCATAGGCCGAGGCGAGTTGGTCAATCTGCTGACGGTACTCGCCCGTAAGCGGGATGTTCTTTTCCTTTGCGCTGATCTCCAGTTCGGCGACCAGCCGCGCCTTTTCGCGCTCGGCCGTCGTCTTGGACAGCGTCGCCGCCTCAGCCTGCAAGGCCGCATTAGATTTTAGTTGCGCATCAACGGCTTTTTGCCATGCGGCAGTGTCCGGCGGCAGCGGGAAGTCGGTCAGCGAGACCTTGCTGGTGTTGGCCTGAAACGCCTTGTTTCGATTGGCCTCGAATGCGTCATAAGTCGCCTTGTCGGCCGCCGCCTTGGTCAGCCCGTCCTTCAGCGCATCCGACACACTCTTTGAAAAGTTCTGTTCGAAAGCGTTGAAGAACCGCATATCCGTGTATCCGGCGCTTGGGAGCGCTGGGGTCGGCTGCGTGTAGTCGGGGAGCGGGTTGCCAAGAGCATCGTACGATGTGGGGAAGGTCTTGGTATCGGTGCTGAACGCGGCTTTTGCCGCATTCCCCACAGCTTCAAACGCCTTTCCTGCCTTGTCGGCGCCAGATGCGATTAGGTCGAGCACGTAGATGATTGCGCGAGAAGCCTTCGTTGCCTCGTCGATCGCGCCGGCCGCCTTGATAAAGGAATTCTGCATGCGCGTCATGGCATTATCGGTCGTGTCCGTCGTTTCCTTCAGCTTGGCTTGGATCGACGGGAGCCCGGCAAGAAACGCCTGATAGAACGCGGTCGACGAGATCTTCCCCGCCTCGACCAATTTACGAAGCGTGGCAACGCTGCCGCCCGCCTCTTTCAGCCCATTGGCGACCGCTTCCAGGATCGGCCGCGCGCCTTCGTTGACCGAGTTGAACTCCTCAAGCCGGACAGTGCCCGCGCCTAGAAGCTGGCTCAGCTGCAGAAGCGCGCCGCTAGCCTCGGTGCTCGACGTGCCTGCGACACGGAGCGCTACCGCAACGCCATCGGTGAACTTGGCGACGGTCTGGGCATTGGTTCCTAGCCCTTTCTGAAGCTGCGCAACGCGACCGTATAGCTTCGCCAAGTCGTCCAGCGCGACGCCATTGCGCTGCGCCGACGCATAGATGGCGTCAAAAGTCGTCGACAGTTCAGCGCCGCTCAGCCCCGCGACCTTCAGGCTGTTTTGGATGCGAGTGAAAGTTCCGATGGAGTCGACGAACTCTTTTGCCGAAAACGCGGCAGCCAGAAGCGGCATCGTGCGGGTAGCCAAAGCCGCGACGCCGACGCCAAGGCCTGAAAAATTCTGTTCAATCTTCTGTGTCGCAGCCCGCGATTGGGCCTGCATCAAGGCCGAAGCCTTTTGCACCGCGCCTGCAGCCTTTGCCATGTCCCGCTCGAACTTGGTGGCCGAAGCCTCCAAGCGCAGCGTCATGACTTCAAGATCGGTCGCCATCAGTGCACCCAAATAGGAGGTTCGTCGATCGAGGCCGAAAGAACCTCGATCTCGCCGACAGTGAGTGGAGCGTCTTCGGTCGGGCTGTTTGCCTGCGCATAGCCGTCAGCGCAGCACATGAATTCCCAAATCGACATGTCGTCGACTTGGCGCGGATGGAACCCCATCACGCAACCCAACGAGTAGAAGCCGGCGAAGTGGATTAGGCCGCTGCCGTCGTCGGCAGACTCTCCGCCGGCTCGGCTTTTCCCGGCGCGGGCTCCTGATCGGTCCCGTAGATGGCGGCCATCAGAATGAAGAGCGCGAAAGACACGCACTCCCCAAACGGCCGATCATCCACATACCGACGCACCAGCCCGAGGGCCTCGCCCGGAGGCGTGCCGCCGCCGATCAGCCCGAGGCGCATGGTTTCGCGCACGTCGTCAATGCGCCATGTCCCGCCCTGAAGCCGGGACATGATCTCCATCGGGCCGGCGTTGCACTTTTCCTGAAGCTCGCGAAGTTGGCCGATGGCGAGGCGGAACCGCCGCTCGTCACCGGCCCAATCGAAAGAGATCGAGGCGTCACGGCTCATTAGGCCGCCGCCGTCCAAGCAAGCGAACCATCGCTGACCAAGGTCACGCTGACCTGCGCCTTTTCGCCGAGGGCCACTTTCAGTTCGAAGTCGGAAAGGTGCATCGACCCAGCGAAATAGCCGCCGCCCTGCGCGCCAGTGCCCGAGACCTCGACGCGGACGTTTTTGGCCGTGGACGCCAGCGCCCAGGCGCGCCAGGTCGCCAGCGACTCCATCGCCATCACGCCGCTGCCGCTGATCTCGCCCGAAATGGTCTTGACCTCGCGGCCGATCCACGACGCCGCATCCGGGTCGTCGCAATCCGGCAAGGTCGTATCGACCACGTCCTTTGAGATTTTCAGCGACTTGTCGGTGAACCCGCACGGGGTCGAGAACACTTCCGGCGAAGCGCCGTTGCCGATATAGACCTTGATCTGTCCGAATTTCCGGGTCGTCGGGGCTGCCATTGTCGATCTCCTTTAGGCCGGGTCGGCAAGCGCCCGGAAAGTCATCACCCCGTGGGTCGTAATACCATCGGGGTCAGTCATAAGCCGCGTCGACTGGTGGCGAACTTCCACCAGCCGCCAGAACGGCAATCTCAGGTCCTGCTCGTGGATTGCACCGCGCACCGCGGCGGCAATGTTGGCGGCTTCCGGCTTCCCGGCCGCGCGGGACCAAACGTGCAGGGTGGCGTAAACCTCGACGCCACCTACATATTCCGCGTCGTCGTCGATGACCTGCATCTCGCCGATCGAGATGTAGGGGAACGATGTCGATTGCGGTACCTGATCGTAAATCCGCCCGCCGGCCACGGTTGAGGCCTTCAGGGCCGCAACGATGGCGCCCTGAAGCTCAAGCCCGGGATCGGTCATTGCGCGGCGACCTGCTTGGCGGCTTTGTTGATGGCGCGGGACACGCTGGACTTGGATTTCTTCCGCATCGCGCGCCACGGGCCGTAGAAAAACGGGCGCGGCGTTGTGCCGGGGTGCTTGGTGCCCTCAGCCCATCCGCCCTGATCGTGCGGCGATGTCCCGAATTCGACGAAGCGCGCATAGAAGGCTTTTTCGTCGCCCGCCACGATCGTCACCGTTAGGTCGGGATCGCCCTTAATCGTCAGAGCCCCGCCGCCACCGGACGCGAGGTTTGCGGATGACGCTAGCTTCACGTCGCCCCATTCCGCTCGGATGGAGTCGCGGAGGTCGCCGGAGTCAACCGGGACCAACCGCTTCTGCATTGCCACGATCTGATCCGAGTTCGCCTTCAGGGCTCCCTTGATCGCTGTCCGCGCTGCCGCCGGCATTGCCTTCAGCTTCGCCAGCACCTTCTCGCGGCCGATCAGTTCCGTAGCCATCCACCAGCGCTCCTGCGGCTTTTGCGGCTGCGGCATGAGCGGTCGGGATCAGACCCGCCCACCCGCCCGAATAGGCAATCACGACGCCATTCGACGGCCGATAGTCAAATGACGAGGCGAAGCGAACGCGAGGCATCACGCGCTCGTGCCGATGATGACGATGTCGTAGGTCACGGACGATCCTGAGGAACTGTTCGCGACAAGCAGGATGTCGCCCGTGCTTGCGGTCACGGTCGCGCCGGTCGCAGGAGCGACCCACATGAAGACGCCGCCGGGCTTGACGATGATCTTGTCCGTCGCATCCGAGAAGATGCCGAGCAGGGTGTTGGAGCCCGCGCCGCCGACCACGACGTTATTCGTGTTGGCAGAGGCGGCTTTCACGTAGATCGCCTTGATGGTCACGAACGTCAGCGTCGCGCCAAGCGGATCGACAAGGCTGCCGGCAAGATCGAGATTTTCAGTGGCCGACGCGGCAAGGGTACGCGTGTCCATGAAAATCAGGTCGGCATTGCCCGACGACGTGCCGGGCGTCAACGTGATTTCTGTCTTCGGCAGCGAATTGAAATCCGCTGCCACGCTGGCAAGATCGTTCGTTCCGGCGTAGGTGCCGCGCACCCAAGCGGTAATCACTGCGTTGAGGCTGCTCACAGCGCGACTCCTTCTTCTATGACCATCTCGATTTCATGACCGTCCGGGGTCGGAACGATCGACCGAATATTTGCCTTCCGGCCCGCATAAGGCCCTTCGGCGAATACGATGGTGTCGGCCGCAGTAATGTCCTGAGACCCAGGCCATGACCGCACCGTCACCGTTCCTGTAAACGTCGACTCTTGCCGTCCGCTCGCCACGGTCTCCCGTCCGAAGCGGGGCAGAAACGCGGCTCTAACCGTTACAATCGGCACCCAATCTCGGACAGGGTTTCCAAACCCATCGATCGGATTTTCCCCGCGGCGTTCGAACCGCACGGAGTGTCGATAGTCGCCAGCGGAAAGCATCAGACGTGCATCGCCTTAAAAGGGGACATCAGCCGGTCAAACGTCGCTGACGTGTCAACCTTCGTTTTTGTCCCGCCGACCATGGATGCCCGCATCTCGAAAAGATCCGTGACCATGATTTTTGCGGCGGCCATAACCGCGGCTGGGATGACACCGTCTCCGGCCACATACCGCACCCGCACGGCACCGGCCTGCGTTGCAGGCGTCGGCCACGTTGCGCCAGAAACCAGAGACAGCACGTCGCCTTCACATACGTAGTTGACGCTAGAAATGGTCTGCTCTGTCCCTGACGAGTCCAGATATTTGACCGACGTGATGGACTGCACCGGGCCGTGGAACAATCGGATTGGATCACAGAACGTATCCGTTCGAAGCTCCAAGGTTTGAGAATTAAACGACCGCCCGAACTGCCCGCTCGCCCCATCAATATGACTGCATGCGGCATCGACAAGCGTCTGAATATAGGCGTCCTGGCTGGTCCACGTGACGTTTAGCTGCGCCTTTGCATCCGCCAAAGTGAGGAACGAACTCGGAGGCGAGATCACAAGGATTGTCATCCGAGCCTCGACAGCAAGGGGTATAGGTCGCAGACAACCCTAGAGCCGTCCGCATTAGTCAACGTCAGAGTGCCGTCGTCATCGATGTCAGCGGCCACCAGAGCCGCGCCGGCGGGGCCCGCGGGCCCACGCTCACCTTGCGCCCCACGCTCGCCAGGAGCCCCCCTGGAGCCCTTGGAGGCAATCAGCTTCCACCCCTCACCGGGGCACTCGCCCGGGTCATCGCGAACGGCGACAAAGCCAGACCCGCCAAGCATGACAACGTCCATGGCTCCATACGCTTCAGCCGGGGACCAAGGCCCGCGGTGGACGAAACTGCGCCCGTCCGTCCCGTCCCGTCCCGCACTGGCGATGATTTGCCAATCCGCATGCGGCGGCTCGCGCCCCGTGTCCCGCAACGCCTGCCAGGACGATCCGTTCAGGTGGACCACGTCGCCCTCATAGTGGACGCGATCTTCCCAAGCCCGCACGATCGGCAGTTTGCCGGCAGGACCTTCCGGGCCACGCTCCCCAGGAGCACCATCCTTGCCGTCAACCCCATCGCGCCCGCGCTCGCCCGGGGCACCATCTCGCCCCGGGGCGCCGTCGACGCCATTATGGCCCGGCAACCCATCGGCGCCGCGCTCGCCCTGCAATCCTCGTTCTCCGGGAGCGCCATCTCGTCCATTGCTGCCGTCGCGCCCCGGAACTCCGTCGAGCCCGTCACGCCCGGGCGCACCGTCGGCACCGTCCCGCACTGACGCAATCCGCGCCTCGACCTGCTGCATGCGCACTTCCGCTTCCGCAATCCTGGCCGATGCTTGCGCAACGACGGCACTGGCCTGCTCTTTCAAGAGCGCCAGTTCTCCCGTTGCCCGCTGCACGATGGCCCCAAGCGCGCGTTCCAGCGCCTCAGTGTAGGCCTGCATACCTGTGGACTCGTGCAATGATGTCATCGACCGCGTAGGGCTGGGCTGCATTGGCATCCTCTCGCGGCTGCGGGTCGGAAGGCGGCGGGTCCGGCGGTGTGGCAGGTGCGGGCGACGGAGGCTGCATAGACATGCCGTAGCTCAACGGCACGACCTGCTGCTGCACGCGCGGCTCCACGCCGGCACCGTTCGGCGCCGCTGGCAAATCTTCGCTCGCGCGGGCTTCGTCCGGGCTGTAGATGCCGGAAATCACGCCACGCGAAAGCGCCTCAATGCGATCCTTGAAGGCCGATCGCATGAGCGCGTTGGTATCAAGTTCCAGATATTCGTCAGGGTATCCGGACAGACCGAACAGAAGCCCGAAAGCCTCCTCGATATGGTTCAGCGCAAAACCAAGGCCTGACGATTTCCACGCAGCCATAAGGGCTTCGGTCGACGCGAAAGGCGTGCCGCCGATGCCGAGAACCTGCAGCGGGATGCGGAAGGCAAGAGCGATGGCCTGGTCGGACAGCTTGAGCATCTCGACCAGATGCTCATCCGCAGCCGTGATTGGCGACGCCTTGGCCTTCAGGCCGGACGAAAGGATAGGCGTCCGGCCAGAATTGGCGCCCGTCGTCTGCTCCTCCCACCGCGCGCGCAGATCCTGCGACTGCTGCGGCGTCAGTTGCATGTCGGTTTCCAGCACCCAAGATGGCTTGGACTGGTTTATGTAATATGCAACTTGCTGATTGAGCGCGACGCCAGATAGGGACCGTTCCGCCAGCGTCGCCAAGATCGGGCTTTCGCCTCGCAGCGGGTGGCGCGGCGTATGCAGGCGAACATGAAGCACATCGCGCGCGGGAACCGGGCCCGATAGGTCAAACCGAAGTTCGGCCACATCGTTGCCGCTAAGGTCGTAGAAGATCTCTCCGGTCGTCGACAGGCGAGCAAAGCCCCAACGCATCAGATGGATTTCCGAGATTTCAAACCGCGAATTTCGGATGCACAGCGCGAAGGCCTCGCCGTCGCAGTAGAGCCGGCGCGTCAGATTGAGCAGGAAATCGGAAATCGACTGGTAGTCGTTCGGCCGCTTCATGACGCGGGACAGGGCCGACGTTGTGACCCGCTCTCGGCCTCCATTCGGCAGCTTGCGCCAGTGATCGCCCGGGCACATGGCGACCGTCTGCGCATAGGCCCCGATGCAGGCCTCCACCATGGCGGAGCCCTCACCTAGGCGCTGGACGCTCTCGCCCATTTGCCACCAGTTCAGGGCACTGCCGGACACAAGCCAGCCGCCATCGACGCGATAGGGGCCCGGACGCCAAGCGCCCTCAGTAGCCTTTCGGAGCCATCCGCGGACGGTCGCGAGTGCGCCCATGGTCAGCGCTTCGCCTTCATGACCCGCGTCTTATATTGCCGCTTCTGCGGCTCTTCCGTCTGCTTCTCGCCGTCAGCATCGGCAAGATCGACCATCTCATCCGGGTCGACGTTCCGCGTCATCGGGCAGTCAGCGGAGCGCATAGCAACCAGACCGCGTTCGTGGATCAGCCGACCACCCTCCGACACAGAGACATCCGCCGGGTGGACGACATCGCCGGTCTCCAGCACATACCATGCTTCACGTTCGGCCATGATCCACCTTAAGAAGCTGCAACAACAGAGATTTTCGCACTGGCCGCAACCTCGATATCAAGAGGCATGTCGGCCGGCCATTTGAGATTGGACGTGGTCGCAGTCGGGTTCGATCCGACCAAATAGTGGAATGCGGCACTACCGATGACCCGAATATAGGCCGTCGATGCGTTGAAGGCCGATGACTGCGTTGCCGTCGTGAAGGTGACGGTCTGATCGGCAACGCCGGGCTCGGACGGAACGGGCATTTCCCGCTTCGCCTCATCAACGCCGATCCGGCGATATTCACGAATCCAAAGGGTCGCCATAGATCAGAACTCCCAAGAGAGAGACCGGCGGGGTTACCGCCGGTCTTGGATCACTTGCGGTCGTCGACCATGACGATGAAAGTTCCGGTCTTGGTGGCGCCGCCGGACGCGATGACGACCTTCACGCGGTCGCGAGAGAGCGCAATTCGCTCATTGACGGCAGTGCCGGCAGCGGCATAGAGCGAAGCGACGCCCGCGGTTGAGTGGGTCGGCTGGCGAGGCGCTCGGATCGCCGCGGCGTTCACGTCGTTTTCAGCCCACAGCGTGCGCCCGTAGGCTTCAGCGGTGATGGTGAAGTCGACGCCATCGGCGAAATCGGTCTTCACATACTGAATGTCCTGGATATAGCCGGACAGGTACGGAGAATAGGCGGTAGCGGAACCATCGGAAGCAGTGGTGACCGCGATTGCATAGCGACGCAGCATGGCTTGGGTCTTTCCTGAAGATCGGCTGCATAAGGAAAGAGGGGGCCGAAGCCCCCTCCTGACTCAGTACGAAGTGCCGTTGATCCACTGCACCACGCCGGTACGGGCCATCGTCCACGAGATGGGCAGGATCATGCGGATGCCGGTCGACGCGGTCTGCCACAGCGACCGAACCGGGTCGGCCGTGGTCGGGCCGGTGCCGGAAACGATCTCCAACGGCGTGGTGTCTTCCATGTGGATGGTCGCCTGCTGCGAAACGTCGAAGCGCGGGACATCGCCCATGGCAGTCGCGAAGTCGGCATGGCGGATCGCAATGATGCGGTTTGCCGTCGCATAGGTCGACTCGATGATGTTCACGCGAGAACGGATATCGCCAAACCAATTGGCGTTGTTGGTCGGGCCGTCCATCATCGCGATCGCGAGACCCTGAGCCGGGTTCATGATCACGGTGATCTGGTCGGCAGCGTTGGCCGAAATGAACGGTGCCAACAGGGCCTGGAAGTCGGCCTTGACGGCCTCATGGTCGCCGCCGCCGACGCCAGAGGCGACCGCCGAGATGCCGTTCAGAAGGCCAGCCGGGCGGGCGGTGCTGGAAGCGGTCGCATCAAGCAGCGCCGAATCAAGCGTGGCCGCGGTATCCTCAAGGATGGCACGACGCACCAGAGCCTCGATGGCCGGAACCGAGCGGTCGGAAAGCTCATCCGAATAGGCGACGATGACGCCCATCTTCTTCGGGGTGAGCGACGCAGCCGCCGTGGTCAGCTTGCCAACGCGAATCGGCGAACCTTCCGCGACCCACCCGCCGCCGGCAGTGCCGGACGTGCGCCGCGGGATATTCACGGTGCTGGCGCCGTCGATCGACAGGCCAATCCCGCGGCTCCGCAGAACCGGATAGATCGAATAGCCGACCAGAGCCTGCAGGAAGCCCTGATTGACGGTCTGCATCAGATCGTCTGCCCAATGCGATCCGGTCGTGGTGCCGATCACCTGGTCGGCCTTGGCGATGAAGTGCGTCGCCTCATGGCCCGGATAGGCAGCGTCCAGAACCTTGTCGATGGTCTTGCCGCTGGCGATCGAGATCGTCTTTGCGGTCGCGGCCCGAACCAGAAGGTCGAAGCCGTCAACCTGCTTCTGCGGAAAGCCGAGAGGCCGGCGCGCGACAGACGGAGCCGCCTGGCTGCGATCAACGCCGATCTTCTTTTCGGTCTCCTGCAGGGCAGCAAGCTGCCGCTCGGCGACTTCGATCTCGGTGTTCAGCGCCTCAACGGCGTCGACATCGAAGTCATCCGCCGCCGACAGTTCGACAAGCCGATCCTTTTTGGCGACGAGTTCGGTCTGTGCCGCAACGATGCGGTCGGAAATGGTCTGCTTGGACATGGGAGTGGGCTTCCGGGGGAGGTTGCGTGCGGCGTGCTCGCCATGAATGCCGCGACGCACCGTCTCGCTGTCGTCAGAGGCGTTCTCGCCAAAGACAGCGGCTAGTGTGTCCGCGGATAGATTGAGAGACTTGGCGACTGCCAGAGCCGCGGGGTTTGCGCCGACCGCCACTACCGAGCACTCA